CTAAGCAGCTGTTTTATGAACTAATTTTTCCTGTTTCTTATACAGCATCATGTCTGTATATTCGGCAGAATAATTCATGTGGGCATTGAATTCCTTTTTTGTACAACCCTCAAAAGGATTGCCAATGGTTTTGTTTGCTCCAATCCATTCACACAGTTCAAGTATGGAGGATTTATTGGATGTGAAATAAACGAAGGAATGCTTTTCGAGTATCTTTAAAACATCCAAATAATCAGACAAGCGCCAATACATATTGTACGTACCAACATCAGTGGAAAGATAAGGCGGATCAATTAAAAAGACGACTCCGGGAACATCCTTATATTGGTTGAATACTGCTTTGTAGTCGCATGATACAATTTCAAGCCCTTTTAAGTAGTCAGAAGACTCCGGATAACCGGTCTTGCGAATGTTGTTATAAAGGACTTCCTTGCGCATTTCGGCTACAGACAATTTATACTTCATGGAGAACATAAGTGAGGATGATAAGGTTATAAAATCCACGTACCCAACATTTAGTTCTTCTTCCTCGATACGTTTAAAAATGCGTTCTCTAAGTTCCCCTTTAATTGGTTTATGTTTGGGTATCGAATTACCCACCAGCTCCCTAATATCGGCAAGCAGTTTATTTGTCTGTGGGATATTTTTCAGTCTGAACCGGTAGTTGTCGAAGTCATTGTAGACAACAGTAGCATCGGGCTTGCTTCTTTTGGCTATATGCGAAAGAAGTCCGGAACCGCCAAACAAGTCCACAAACACGGTATCTTCAGGGAACTGTTCCAAAACTTTAATAAACTCTTTAGCAAACATTCTTTTTTGGCCTACAAATGGCAGTGGTGCAGATAAATTCATATTCTTCATACGTTCAAGTCAAATTTAATGTTTTCAACTCCGGATAACAGTTCCAGAGTCCGGTCAATGTTATTTTCATATATATGCACATTTCCAAGGTCAAGGGTTATGGACTTCAGGGGAAGCTCCACCTGCCTTGCCATCAGATAAAGATGATAAATATCAGCCGGAAGCCCAAGGTTCGCATCAGAACTACGCTGATATGCAGATAGCACCAATTCTCCCTCATCAATTTGGAACTGCACAAGACTCAGGCAGGGTGCCTGGTTGCTTTCCACCCCGGTTTCTCCAAGAAACAGGACATAATTCTTGCTGTTGCGCTTTTCCCGGTTAATCCTGGTTATGAGGGGTGGAAGCTTTTCAAAGTAAGTTGGATAGCTGTTTACAAGGGTATGGCCGCAATAATCCCACCAGGTAATCCCTGCCTCTTTGTATTTTTCCACATCCCGGACTCCTTGCATAAACAGTTTCAATTCCTCTTTCAGCTTTTTCCTGGCTATCCCGTGGCTTTCAAATATGTCAAGTAAATCAGCGGGGGTTAGCATGAGCCTTTCGTTTAATAGATACTTGATACGCCCTTTCCTATTGGTCTGGATTTTGCCCGTTTGGAGTATCTTGTCTAATGTCTGGTAATACTTATTCATGAGCTTTATTTTTGGTTGTACAAAGGTAGCTCTACCGGACAACACAAGGCATCCCCGGCACATCAATCACACTGCACCGAGCGTGCAGTGCTTTCCAAACCGTTTGATAACATCATACACCTTACGTTCGCTTACCGAATATTTATTTGCCAAAAACGCCACTGCATAAGTGGTCTTTTCACCTTGTTTTTTCATGACCTCATACTCCGTATATAAGTCTATGAATCGAAGGTCATCCTGCTTGCCGCCCAAACTTATAAGCATTTCAAGCGGTTCTCTGTTAAATTTAAGTGCTTCAAACAATGTCATATCCAATCATTTTTGTACTTTTGCAATGCCAATCATTTATTTAATGCGTAAAAACGCCACGAGAGTGCGGCAGAGGGCATTGCCCCCGGTCGCGCACTCTCGTGGCGTTTTGTGTTAATAAATGATTGGCGTCTATATTAACAGGCCGGGGGCTTTTTTTATCCCTCCCCCGAAGGGATTGTCAATCACTCAATCCGATATAATTCCAAATTGAACTTGTCCTTTTTTTCCCAGCCTTCAGCCAGAACTGTCTGAATGAATCCTACTGCTTTTGTATAGAAATCTTTCAGTTCTTCTAACTGAGTAAAAGTATGGTATTCCGGTTGTTCATCCGAACCAAACTTAAACGTCACTGGCAGGGTTTCTCCGCCCGTCTGAACGGCCAAATCGTATGCTGCCTTATAGTTGTACTGGTTCTCCACAGAAAGCCATACATGGGCACCATTATAGGCGAATCCGGATAGGATAGCCGCATCAGTCTGGCTGTTATACCAGGACATAACCAATGTGTGGATTTCCTCATCAGTAGGCTTATGCCCGAACTCCTCTTCCATGTAGGAGGCAGAGCCGTTCTCTTTTTCCTGCACATCCCATCGGATGCGCCATTTGTCTTTAACCGGGTTCGTGCATTCCATCAGCGAAACCCCGGAACTTCCTTCAACTCTTCTCATGTAAACACGTATTTGGTTCTACCTTTGCCGAATGTCTCTGTCTTGATGGTCGTTTCAAACGGGAAACCATCCGGCATTTCCTTTATTTGTGCGAGAATATTCTTCATTTCCTCGCTGTTGGTGAAGAACTTCTTTGCCTCGCCGTTCACTTCGATGGCCACAATACAGCGGTCTTCTCCCTGCTCGGTTTTGATACCGGTCTCAAAGTCCTTCACTACAATGGGTAAGTTTACCAGTTCCCGGATGCTTACCACCACTCCGGGGAATCGCTTTTTACCGTCTTCCGGCTTGTAAGCGACATTCAAGTCTTTAAAACTTCTCATTTCTTTGCCTGTTAATTTTTTAAACAACTTATTACAGTCGGCGTGCTTCGTCATGCCGTAGAAACTGGCAATCAGTTCCCGCCGTCTTTTTCTCGATTTTACCTCGTGCATTTTCCGGGCAAACTTCTGTTTGATGCGTTTCCGCAATCTTACATAGTCGGGACGGATAACATAGCCAAGGAAATCAATGCCTTCTTCCACAGGGAACACCCGTTCATTCGGCTTTATTTCCAAGTCTATTTTTCCCATTTGCCCGTGAACAGCATCACGAATCTTCCACAATTCCGCTTTCGTTTTACCGAGTACCAGTCCGTCATCGCAATAGCGATAGTAATAACGAACCCCGTACTTATCCTTCAGATAGTGGTCTAAAAATACAGACAGAAGCAGATTTCCTGCCCCTTGTGAACTGCGCAGTCCGAAACTGATACCTTCCGGCAGCAGCTTAACAAACCGCTCCAACAAGACCAACAGCCTTTTGTCCTTGAACACCCTCCGGAAGCACCACATAACAAAGTCCTGCCGCGCATTGTCATAAAACCTCCGGATGTCAAATTTGTATGCGTAAAGCGTGCCTTCCGGATTTTTTTGCAAATCGGTACGTATGCAGTTCATCAGGTCATGAGTACCGCGCCTTTTGATGCTTGCACCAGTTGTCCGGATATAACGTTTTTGCAGGTGGCGGTCCACCACATTCATGATGGCAAACACAGCGATGCGGTCTTTCATGGACAGGATCTGCAAAATACGTTTTTTACCGTATTCTTCAATTTCCCTCTCATGGTAGCCGCCCAGCCGGAATGAGCCGTCCGCAATGGAAGCCGTCAGTTCGGTGATAATCTTCTCCCTATGGGCAAGCAGGAATCGTCCCTGCCTTGACCTCTTACGATCGGTTCCGCGAAGTACCGAATCGAATGCCTCCGACATATTGGAGTATTCGATGATTTCCTCGATAATATATCCTTCCCTGCGCATAAGCTATTGGTTAATAAACATGGAAGATGAGGGCCTTCCTTTCCCCGGGTCTGACTTCTTCGAACTGATAACAGCCTACCAAACTCCACCCGACGCGTGATTTTTCAGCTTTCCACCTTTTCTGGTGCTGTTGCTGTGGCTTGCTCCCCTCGGCACCGCTTCGGGGACACGTCCCCGCTGCTGTACGCCGATTTGTTAGATTTCCAGACGCGAGCCGACATTCGCATTCGTATTCGAAGCATCGTTATTCGCATTCGCATTCGACACACCGCCATTCGCATTCGCATTGTTGTACCCGCGATAGACCACACGGACTATTGGGGAACTCTACCGCTTGCAAAGTTACTGATTTAACAGGCAAAACAGATAAACGAATTACACTATCATCCAAAATAAAACGGATATACTGCCACCCGCGACGGTGAGCCCCCAATCAATCCAGTCCCAAGGACTTCCCCGAAGAGTATCTTTCAGTTCCAGACAGGAAGCTGCAATGGCCGCAGCATAAAAGGCCGTCCAAGGAGTAAATCCCAATAGACCTACCATCAAACCACCGATAAGATGCTTGTAACGGTTACTCATTTTTAAAAATGCGATAATCTTTTTCATATACCTCAAAATTCTATTTTTTCGACCGGCTTCGCCGGTATTTGAATACCTTTTAAATGGAATTCGGAAACCATCCGAATCCCGTTCTTTCGTTTTAGTCGCTTCGCTCCACGCTTTGGCGCTTTGCGCTTACGCCACCTCGCGTATCGCCTTGTACGCTGCCACGCTTTGCGCCCGGACGATTTTGCCGCGGAAGGCCAGACGGGAGCCGACATTCGAGCTCGAGTACGATGCATCGTTATTCGCATCCGCATACGACACGCCGCCATACGCATTCGCATAGTTGTACCCGCGATAAACCACACGGACTGTAGCGGTGCTTATCCAGTACATGTCGGTATAGTAGGTGGAAGATGATCCGTTCAAATTACCTACCGGAACCATGTCCATATACTTGCCGTGCGCCACGCCTGTAATCCACTGACCGCTGTCCTTCTTGCCCTGTACCATACGGATACTGCCGTCAGGCATCCAAATGCGCCATTTGCCCTGGTTGCCGCTGTCATTCGGCAGATCCACGCCGTCCATCATGTCATACTTGTTGCCGTAGATGTCCTCGTAGCCCAGGCAGCAGATATTGTTCACCTGCACCACGGTCGCCTGTCCGTATTCGTCCCGGCTCTTATACCAGGCATACTGATGCACCAAGCCGTCAATCAGCGAATTCGTGATTTTGTTGTTGATGACATACGCTTCGTCATAGCCGATGGTATCTGTCATTCCATGGTCGGCCGTTCCACCCGTTGTCCGGTTATTGTTATGCTGACCGGCACCGCATTGTTCCTGCATGTCCCTACGCCCGTACTTTGCATAGCTCAGGTTCGCGATGCGGCTGTGCATCAGGGCATCTATCTGCTGCATGCCACGCTGCTGGCTGTAATAGTGGAAGTCCGTCCATGTCATGCTTGCCGTGGTCGAAGCTCCGGTTATGCAGGCACGCAACTTGCTGCCCACTACAGAACTGCCCACAACGGCACACAGATGTTCCTCATTGGCCACCCAATCCGGTTCCATGTCCTCTATCTTGTCGCTGTTGCTCAGCACCACGCAGTCAAACTCTGCCGTGTTCAGAATGGAGAAATGCAGGGCTGTAGCACGTTCCGGAACGTCTGCTATCAGATACATGCCGGCTTCAAATTTCAAGCCGATGGTCGGCACCACAATACTCTTCAGGATGTTTCCCTCCGCATCAGCAAACACACTGCCGATAAGCCCTGTTCCTGGAACGCTCGGGAAGCGGACACGTCTGTAACCCGACACGTCCACTTTGCACACGGAATAAGCCTTGTCCGTCGTATAGGATTCCATCAGCGTGGGCTTGCCGCTCATAATCTTGCGTTCACCCAGCCAGCCGCCCTGTATCTCCTTGATGGCATCCAGTGTCAGTACCGTCGCGTCCGGAATCGGGGGCATTTCGTCCTCCGGATAACTGCTGTAGCAGGCGTACTTCTTGTTGTTCAAATAATCGTTGATGCCTTTGCTCCAGTAAAACGGCTCATACATCATCCAGTCTCCCTCGCTGCCGTCCAGCTTCGCCACCGTGCAATCGTTCATATCCTCCGCATCGGCATAGAAGTTCGAGCTTTCGTCATGCAGGGGGAAATAGGTCATCTCCCCGTCCGGGTTGTTCACTTCCACCTGCTGCCCGGCTATCTCCACCTTCCGGCTCGTGGGCATCCTGGTCACCTTGGCCAATACGCGGTGGCGCTTGGACAGGATGGCATTCACATGCCCGCTCATTTTGTACGTATTGCCGAATTTGTACCCCGTCTTGTTGTCCAGGTTCGAAACATTGGCATCGTCGGCCACACTGTCGTCAAACTCAATCATCGTATAGGGCGGCTGCTTGATGGTCAGTTCCGGATAACGGGCGGCATACTTCTCCAGTTCCTCATCAGCCAGATACTTCGTCAGGGTCAGCTTGCCCCTCAGTCCCGAATGCCGGTCATCCACGGCACCCGTCTGCGTATACGTTCCGTAGTCGTAATACTTCTTCAGCAGGGTTCCGTCGTCTTCCCGGTCTATCTCCAGCACGAAGCGTTCCAGCTTGCCGCTGCCGTTCAGTCTGGCCTGGTGAAGGCGTTCCAGCATAGCGAACCCGTCGATGCCGGGGCAGTTGGTGTAGCGGTAGCCCCGCACATTATTGATGCCTTCCAGTATCAGGCCACTGTCGGACAGCTTGGTCAGATATTCCAGGAACAGTTCCTCAATCGTGTCCGGCAGGCATAACTGCACAACGGGCGCACCGGTGGCCAGTTTCACACGGGTCAGCCCCGTACCCCTCACGTCCAGTTTCTTCAGGCGGCCCTGCCAGCTCAAGTCCAAAGTAGCCACATTGCCGTTGTCCCCGTTCCGGGCCAGCCGGTTGTTCCGCATGTTCACTTCTTCCAGAAGCAGCATGCCGTTCGTCGAAGCCATGAACGAGCCGTTCCGGTAACCGCTGGCTTTCTCCACGCTCATGTCGAGTTTTACCAGTGAGGTCAGCAGACCGAAGTTGAAGCCGATTGCGAACGCATCCTCATGCCAAACCAGTTCCTTGACTTTCGCCGCACCGATGATCTTCAACGGGTCATTTTCACCGAAGGCACGGGTCAGCTGCAACGAGTGGAGCACGTCCGCATCCACCACGCCGCTGTCGGCCTGCACGCCGTTGCTGGTGGAAAGCTGCACACGGTACGGAATGGTCAGACGGTACTGCATCGGTTTCAGCGTGTAGGCCTTGTCCAGCGATGCCGTACTCTGGTAGAACTGGGCACCCAGCGTGGATACATAGCCGTACTCCACCTGCTTCAGGTCATACCGGCGTTGGATGAAGTAGTTTCGGTGTGCTTTCAACGAACCCTTCAGACCGTAGATTTGCGGATAGGTCTGTTTGGCTCCGTCCGCACCCACCGGCATTTCGTTCAGGAACGGATAGATGTATTTGAAGATGCCGGACTTGTTATAGAGGCGCGAGCACCACTTCTTCATCTGTTCGGTATCGAAATGGTCTATGGCTTTCTGGATACTGAAAGCACTCATGAAGCTTGCGCCCCCGTTCCATCCGCTCACCATAATCTCCACAATCATGTCCCAGCAATTGGCCACGATGAGGTTCCACAGCCACGAGTTATGACCCTGCATCACATAAGCCCCGTCGCGCTTCGTCTGGCGGTTGTCGTCATACTTCCCAGTCAGGAACGACTTGTTGTCAGAACCGAGCTGGCAGTCGCCGTCATAATAGTCAATCAACCATTTCACACCGTCCCATGTGCGGATAAGCATGTTCTTCGCAAGCTGGTCCACGCCGAGGTTGAACTGCACGTACAGATAGTAGGCAATCAGGTGGGGAAGGTCGAAATACTTCGATGCCTCTTTCCTGAACGTATCGCTCTGCCACTTGGCGGTAGGGAACTTGTCGCCGTCGTCCTCATAGTCCACCCCCTCGAACGAATGGGATTCCGTGCTGTAAACCATGTTCCTGCCCGCAGGCGTTTCCTTTACGCACCGGTAGACGAAACTCATCATGCGGTCGGTGGCCTTGTACATCTTGTCGTACTTGTCACCGGTACCGAGGTGGTCTTTCAGGTTCGGTTCTTCCTCCGCGTCACCGCCTCCGTCCGACCAGAAGGTATCTTTCGGATGATTAAATTCCAGTCCTCCGTCAAAGTTGTAGTCCATGAAATCCTTATGCTCCGGTTCGGTACTCGGCAACCAGTGGAACAGGCACAGCGGATTGGAGTTGTTCAGCGTCTCGAAGCAGACGGGCAGGTACTGCTTGTGTCCTTCCTCGTCGGCTTCCAGGTAGTTCAGCGTGTCGCCCTCGCCCCATTTCTCGCCGCCGATGGTCTCATCCTGCCCGAAGATGGGGTAGCTGTCGCTCTTCTCGTTGTTCATGTTGTACTGGCCGTAATAGGTCAGGTCTTCGTCGGCACTCTTCGCTACGAACAGGTCGCACGGCAGGCCGTCGATGGCCGAACGGTAATCGTCCTCCAGCCCATGGTCTTTGGCGTAACGCTGGGCAGGCGTAAGCAGCCCCATCTCTTTCAGTCCGTCATTGATAAGCTTCGCACCTCCGGTATTGGTGGTCATGGACGAGTCCGAGAAGTCGCATTTGGAACATGCCAGCTTCGCGCCTACCGAGTTCCTGCGTAACTTGAAGAGATTTTTTTTGCCGGTAGTTACCACCGGATTCTTCTGCCTGCCGTTTCCGTCAATCTCCCCGTAGCTCAATGTAACCGTCCAGCCGCTTGCCGTCTTCTGGAAGTAGAAACGGAAGTTCTTTCTGGCATAGTTCACGGAAGAAGTACCCTGAATACGGACATATACGTTGGTAAGGATAAAGTCAAGCGTCCTGTCCTCTCCGTTATAGAAACGGACCTCCCTTACCAGTTTGTTGGCCTTCTTGTCGTTCAGCTGGGCCAGTGCATCCACCACGTTCAGCGTGTCGCTCTCGCTCGGAACCTCACTGCCCACGCTGCCCGTGCCTATCAGTACCAGGATCGAGTTCCGGCGCTTCTTCATCAGCCCCATCAGCTTCTCCATGCTCACCGTATCTCCTTCATTCAGCACGCGGTTGTCCTCATCCAGTGAGCGCACGCCCGGTTCCCCGTCGGCATCCTCCAGGTGGTTGCGGTCCACGATGTAGTTGTTCAGCACCTCGTCCGAGGTCAGCGCCTTGTTATAGATGCGCACGCTCTTCACGTTCAGGTCGGCACCTGCCGACTTAAATTCCAGCTGGCTCTGAATGTCAAAATTCACCTTGTCGAGCCACTTGGAAGCAGCCGACTCTTCACCGTTCACATAGAAACCGATCAGCGTGCGCTGTTCGTTGGTCTGCACGTTCGGATAGAACACGTAGGTAATGCGGATATTCGTACCCGGCTGGAACTTGGTACCCACCGAGTCTTCATAGCGCAGCACCTGTCCGGCATCCATCGCCTCGGTCACCACACCGGTCAGGAACTTGGCCTCTTCCGGAGTCACAATCAGCCCGTACCGGTTGCCGTTGTCCAGCTGCCCCAGGCAGGTGATCAGCTCGGCATCCGTATCCGTCACGTTGGCCGTGCTGTATTCTATCTCCAGCGTCATGCCCACGTCACGGATGGCAAATCCCTCGGGCTTGTCCGCCTCGTTGAAGGGGCGGTAACCGCCGTCAGCGGTCAGGGTCATACCTGCACCACCGGCCAGCAGCAGGCGGTCCTTGTGCCAGCCGCTACCGGCACCATATTCGTTCACGCTCCACAGCACGTCCCGGAACTCCATACGCTTGTCACCGCTCACCCAGCTTGCCGGGTTGTTTTCCGTGTTGCTTCGCCCGAAGGCGTCAAACGTACACACGGCATCCGGTGCCAGCGTGGCTTCAATGTCCGGGTGCGATGTGGTGTTCACCTGCACCTCAAGCACGGCATCGCCGCATGACACACGGTAGTCCAACGGTTCCACGTTCACGTTCGTCCGTCCGTAGCTGCCGGTCTCACCGCGTTGCAGCAGGTCTTCCTTCACCACGCTGCCCCGGTCGGTCACTTTCACACGGGCCGTGTACGCATCGCGGTCATAGCCGGCATACGTGAAGTTCCATGCCGTGAACTGCTCTGCCTCCAGCACCGGGTGTTTCCAGTCACGCTGGAACCCCGCTGCCCGGTGGCTGAACATCAGGCCGACATACGCTGTCACACCTCCGCCTGCCTTCAGCAGCGTAATGTAATGCACCCGGCTCACCACACCGGAGTTCTCATGCTGCGCGTAGGCTTCCACCACGTTCGTACCCTCCTGCATCTGTGTCAGGGGGATGGTCACGTTCTTCTGCTGCACACCGCTGCCGGCCGAAAGACCGAGGGTAAAGGCCTGTCCGCCGTTCACGCGGTAGTAGATGTTCTTCTCACCGCTCGTGCCCTTGGCAGTAAAGGGGATGTTCACGTCATTTTTATATCCCCCGTCGGCCAGCCCGTTGCCCGCCGAGTAGGTGGTCTCCAGCTCCATGGCCACCATGGTCACCTTGGCCGTGGCCGTCTTCATCAGCGTGCCGTCCTGGTAAGTTGCCTGCGCTTCCACCTGTACGGTATAGGCAGTGGCATCCTTCAGGTAGGGCGAAGCGTCAAAGGTATAGCTCTGTCCGGCTGTAACGCCCACAAACTCCGCATCCCGGAACTCACTGATGACGGTCGAACCGCGTTTCACGATTACACGGGCTTTCAGGTCGCTGTAGCCGTCCACCGTACCGCCACCGGCAGTGCCCACACCTACGGAGTATTTCACCACAAAGCCGCTGCCCAGTGCCAGATACTGCGAGGCGGGAAGTCCCGCACCGCCGCTGTCCGTCAGGTCGATGTTCACCACCACCTTGTCATCGTCCGTGTACTTGGAAAAGCGCACTTCCTTCGAGCTCTCGCCGCCCTGGTTGTCCTTCTGCTTGACGGTCATCACGTACTGGGTGCCGTCCTCGCTGTCCTGCACATCCACGTCCGTCACCGTACCCACCATCGCATCGAACACCGTTCCGGATGTAGGAGGTTTCGTCTCGTCGCTCACCAGTTCCTCGGTAGGGGTACGGTTTGACAGTTCCTTCTTCAGGAACGCTTCGATGTCATCGCCTGCATAGGCATGATAGGTGCCGTCCGGCTGTTTCTGATTCCATGGTGTTTCAAGATTCATCGGATGTTCAGTCGCGTTGATGATTCCGCTTATTTTCCTTTTTGCCAT